ACGATAACGGGGGATAATCAGGGTCTAATCCGCTTTTACTGTAAACGCGCCCTTGATACGCCGCACACAACGCACACGTCGTGCCGTGCGGTAATATCTGCCACAAGTCGTGATCGTTCTCGGTTAACGTTGCCGCCACCTGTGCTTGTCTTGCGGTTGTACGCGTGAGCATGGAACAATATCCCGTTAAATCCCACTGACGCCCCGCCTTATCCGTAAACGCCGTGATTCCCTTGTTGTTTAAGTCAATAGCAAGTTTACGTTGAGCGTCGCGCCAACCCTTGCCGATTGCCGTAGCTTCTGCCACTCTTTCAAGCGATAACGTCCTAAACTCGTCAGCCGCCAAGCGTCCGACAGCCAAAAACTCTTTTGCACTGTTAAAAGTTACTTCTGCCGCCTCGTCAATCTTCCCCATGTAGTTATTTACAAGGGTGTTAACCACGTTTGTTTTTGTGGTCGTGAGTGCTTCGGCGGTTGTGTCGAAAAAACTCTCTATCGCAATCGGGGCTTGTTCTTCAGCTTGACGTGTCATTTCTGCAAGCGTCTGTTGTACCCTCTTTAACGCCGCTTGTTCCGCAAAGTCCACAAGGTCAAGCGCACGTTTGCGGGTCAATTCCTTTTCTATTTGGATTTCTGCCCGGCGGTAAATCTCAATCAGCTTTTGTAGCTGTAAATCCTGCGTTGATAATTGACGCAATATCAAATTACATCACCCCCGCTAACGGGTCGTTCATGGTGCGTTCGCTTTGGAAATAAACGCCCTCGCCCGTTTCGGTCTGTTCGTCCGTCAGCTTTTCAAAGATTCCGTCAATATCGCGTAACTCACGTAATGCGGTCGCCTTGTCAATCAAATTGCTTTGATATGTTTCAATGACCGCTTCAACTTTATCTTTGCAAATCCGTGCTGTCTTTTCCTCGTCGGGCGTTTCCATCGGAGGAAATACAATCTTCAAGTCTTTCGGGATCACACCCCACGCCGACATGCAAATAATAGGCATGAGTTTTTCAAGTACGGGGCGTAACGATACCTCGCGTACACCGTCTATGTAGTCATAGTAGTTTTTAAGGTCGTTTTCGCCCGTGCTGTTCATTCCCGCCGCAGAACGTCCGAAAAGCTTTGTAACGGGGATTCTTGACGCCCCTGCAACGTCCATCATCTTACGGTCGTAAACATCGCCCAAGCCCGCGAACGTGTACTGTTCGTTCTGTACGTCGGTGTTCTTGTCAACGATCTCGATCCCCTGTGACGAGCGCAAAATAGCTTGTGCCGTGAGCGTATTCCAAAACATTTCTTTTGCTTGACTTGCGCCCGCGCCTAACAGTTGTTGTGCGCCGTCGATCTTGCGCACTTCAACATTTGCTTTAAATGTCAGTGCGGTTATATTTGCCGCCATATTGTCACGGCTAACGATTTCGTCATAGATAGCTTCGATCTCGGATTCGCCCCAATACTGATTTGCGATCTTTTCGACAAGTGGTAATTGCCGCCCGTAGAACGGTACGACACGCGAATGATGTACGCGAATTGTACTGCCTTGTTCGTTAAAGATAACGTTATAATATTCAGGTGTTCCGAAGTCGGGGTCTGACGGGTTCTTAACACATTCAAGTGTTGGATATATCCCCGTCCATCTGTCTACGATGTACAACCCAAGAAAAGACCCCGGCAATACCGTTTTAAGATTCAAGGGCTGTGATAAATCGTCATGTCCTTTGATGAGGATAACTCCCGCCGCTCCACCATACAAACGACCCCAAACAAGACCCTCGCGCAACTTACTTGATAGCTGTGTACGTCTAAAAATGTTGTCGAGGATATCCGTGTCCTGTTCCGCGGTTCGTATCTCAACCCATTTACGGATAATGTCTTGCGGTACGATCTCGCACACGTTTGACACAATCCAATTCCCGCGGTAAAGGTTCGTCAGTGTCTGCGCCTCCTCCGTCATGCGGTTTACTACGTACTGTGTCGCCTGTGTTAAATCGGTTGTACCGTAACCGAGCCGTGCGGCTGTATTTGAAAAAGCGTCGTTCGTTGTACGCCTTTTTCTGTGTCGTCTAGCCATTTAAAACGCCCTTTCTCCAATTTGGTAAAGCATTTATTCTGTATCGCATAGCGTCCGGCGCGTGGTCGTTTTCCTTGACGGGTCTTTCATCACCCGTTAACGCCGCCTTGCTATCCCAAACGTACGCTTGCAATTCATTTATAAGCCCTTGACACCGTTCACGATGTATCATGATTCTGCGCGTCTGAAAGAATGTCGAACAAATACGGATCCCGTCTTTTACTTCATTGTCGCCCGGATAAACTAAAAAGCCCGCTTGCCGTAACGCCAAAATAAACGATGCCGCAGACGGGTCAACGATAATACCACATATAAACTCATTCCCCATAAACGCGCGCATATCGTCAACGTATTGCGCGTCGGTCTTTTGCGGTTGCCCTGTGCGTTGTGCGTCAAGTGATCTGCTATCCCATCTGTACTCGTTATCAATCCATATCGTTTCGCCATCGTCGAACGTATCAAGAAATACGCACGGGTTTGTTGTTCCGTAGTCACAACTAATCATGCGCAACGCTTCGCGGTCTAGCTTTAACGGTCTTGTGCTATCGTCGTAAAGGTTCGCCTCCGTAAAGGTCGAATAGATAAGCCCCTCGGCGACTTTCCATAAACCGCGTATATAACGGTCAAAGAACACGCCCGCGTATAACGAACGGTAACGGGCTTTCATCTTTTCCGACAGCGACAAGTTATCGTCCATCGTGAAGTGTAAATATATAAGCCCTTTTTCGCCCGCCGCGTCTATCCATCGGAGTTTAAACCAATGGTTAGGCGATCCGGGGTTGCAGTTAAACCAAAATTTAGACCCCTCAATAGAGCAACGCCCCGTCGCCTGATTTACAAACGATTCGGGCATGAGCGCGACTTCATCAAAGAACATACCCGCAAGCGTAATACCTTGAATGAGGTCTTGTGAACGTTCGTCTTTACCGCCGAACAAATAAAAATCATTCCTGCGGTCGCCTTTGGCAACTACAAGAATGTTTTCTTGCTTCTTTTCGTCTACAACGTAACCGCGACCGACAAGCATTTTCTTCAGGTCTTTAATTACGTTCCTGCGAAGCGATTGTATTGTCTTACCCGCCATACCGAGATTGCACCCGTTGAACGTGTGCATAGCCCACATGACGAACGATAACGACATGCTGACCGTTTTGCCCGATCTGATTGCCCCGTCTGCTATGATTCCCTCTTTGTCCTTAACGGGTGAACCATCGAGCCACCATGTCAGCACTTGTAATTGTTTACGTGAGAACGGCTGAAACTTAAATGTTGCGGTTTTCATTCTTCATCATCACCGCCCCATACTTCAGCAATACGCCCCTCTACAGCGTCAATAAATCCATCGTCCGCGGTATCTTCAGGTGTTGCAAGTTTCTGCTTCAACAGTTCGGTTTCCATGTCGATACGTTTTGTGTCGCTCTCGATTCGCTTTGTTTCCTTTTCGGTCTTTGTAATATCCTTTTGCGCCTTTACGACTTCAAGGCTTGTTTTATCCATGCCCGTTATCTTTGCATACAAACGTAGCATTTCGGGATCGCCCGCAAATGCAAGTTCTTGTATCTTCACTAAAACTGCTTTTCGTGATTCCTCTGTAAATACTTCGTTTATCAACTCGCGGTTTACTTCTTCCATGAGTTTTCTTTTTGCGCTTCGCTTTTCGGCTGACTTTTTCGCGGCTTTCTTCGCTATTTCCTCGTCAAACTGTCGCCCTGCTTTGAGGTTCTTCCTGCTATTCGGGTTGTCACCTTTTGGCATTGTATCACCTCGTTTCTTCCATGCTTGCGCCTCCGTATTGGATTTCGTGGTTACAATAAAAAAGCCGCGTTTCGGGCGGGTCTTATCGTTTCCCGCCGTACTTTGCGACTTCTTCTAAAGGAGTTTCTATATGTCTGTCTTGTAGGCTTAAAAAGGGTCGAGGCACGTATAAAGGGGGGTACGTGCCTCAATAGGGTTTTGGTGTAGGGGTAGTTTAAAGGAGAAACGCTCTTGTTGCTTCTACTACGCCTTACACTATATCATATAAAAAAGTGACATTAAATGACTTTGCTTAACCTTTGAGCGACTTTTCAATGATCCTTAACCCCAAACGGTGCTTTCGGTGTATCTGACGCAAACACAGGGGCGTTTCTTCCTCGATTTCCTCCCACTTCTTGAAACCGATGTACCGCGCCGTTAAGGTTACGCGCACATCTGTATTTTCTACGGCGTTTATCACGGCGTTCACCTCGTCAAAGGTTAGTTCATACTCTTTCAATTTTTCTTCGTACTTGCGCTCTAATTCTTCAAGTCT